AACACAGGCAACGCGAATTGAAATGCGCGGTCTTCGGATGTCGCGTGCTGCGAGAACTGGAGCCCGTGATCGCCAGATTGAGTCGCGTGCGGTTGGCGCGGCAAAGGCGGCGCGGGCGCGGGCGCTCGAGATGCTGAAGCCAAAGCCGGAAAGCAAGACCGCCAAGATGAAGCGTGAGAGGGCGGCAAGGGTCAGGTACCGTGAGCAATTGGTCATCGCGAACCAGCTGATTCAGGCCGCTCGTAGCCGCCGCCGCTAACCCATGCCCTCCCCCTTCTCCCCCTACGCCAACCTCCGCATCCTCATCCCCAGGCCCGCAGCCTCGCTCACCTTCCGCGGTGGCTCGCCCCCGCCAAACGGGCACTGGCTCATCCACTGCTACGCCAAAGGCGTCACCACAGGCGCCACTGATCTCCCCACCGTTTCCCCCAGGGTTCGCAGCCTCGCCGGCTACATCACAGCCTGGGCGCTGCTTCCCACTGGCGGGAACTGGCTCGCCGCGACAACCGGCTTCACGTGGGAAACCACGGGCCTCGCGCCATCGGGTCTGCGCATCGGCATGGGCGGACGCGGGTTCCTCGGGGCGCTCCCCGACCTGCCCACCAAAACGGGAACCTGGCAGGAGGGTGAGGCCACCATCACCAGCCTCTCGGGGCAGTTCGGCCCTGGTGGGATCGGTGCACAGATCCGGGCGCGGGCGGGCGATGCGATCACGATCGAACTGCATGTCACCGCCTGATGAGCGTCACGGTCAAGCTCGACTCCAGTAACTTCAGGGCCAAGGCCGAGCAGACCGCTCAGCGTGCCGCGCAGATCACCATGGGTGAACTGTCGGCAGCCTTCCAGCAGTCGTTCACCGCCGTAGCTTGGACCTGGCCCCGCCGGACGGTGCGGAGCGGGGGAGAGGTCGCCGGCAGCCCGCGGAATCTGATCGATACCGCCAACCTCCGGCAGTCTCACAGCTGGGCTATGACCGGCCCCTATGAGGGCACCTTCAAGTGGAGTGCCAGATATGCCACCGCCGTCCACGAGGGGGCCCACATCCGCCCCTGGGGGAACGAGGATGCTGATCTGGTCTACCTGCCGCCGCGGCCATGGTGTCGCGCCACCCTCGGGCTGGAAAACGTCGATGGGGTGGTGGTCTACAAGCTGGATGAACGGCTGCGCAACGTCTGGATGGGGTACCTCAAGGCTGGGGGGTGACCCGGAAACCTGAAGCACCACCACCGTCCCCTGCCGTGAAGCTCCCCTTCCGCACCTCGCCAACCATTACCACCGAAACCGTTTCGGCGGTGGTCAATGGCCAGAAGCTGGAGCTCGACTTCCCCGTCATCGGGGCCATCACCGCGGGGGAGGCGATCGTCATCAACGACCACCAGCATCGTGCCGTCTTCTTCCGGCTTTGCATGGAACTGGCGGATGCCATGCTCACCGAAGGGACTGCTGAGCGGATCCTGCAGGAACGCGGCGACACCGCCGACGGGGCCACCGCTGAATCCACCGCCGAACTCTCGGCGCTCCGGATCCTCTCCCGTACCGCCGGGATCCCCACCCAGCTCGATGCAGCCGAAACCCGCGCACGGATCCATCACAGGGGCCTGGTGACCAGGGCTAGGACTCAGATGGACACGGAGAATGCAGCGCTCCAGTGCCGAACCGCAACGGCGCTCATCTCCCGCCGGTTGCCCGGTTGCGAGGGCTGGCAGGAAGCCGATACCGAGGGGTTGCCCCTCGCGCTCATCGCGGCGATCAACGAATTCGCGGCGCGGGAACAGAACGGTGGCGCTCCGGAGCGCACGGCAGAGGAGATCCTCGCGGAGATGGCCGAAACGCTGGGAAAGCGCGATCCGGCCGGGGACCCCTCGACCCACCAGACTGGGAAGACCTCTTCTGGCGATGCCGGGAACTCTGGCCCCATGCCCCCGAGTTCGGACCCGATCGATTTGCCGACCTCCCAGCCCCCTACGTCTACCAGGCCATCGCGAAAGGCGAAGAGCGACGGCTAAGGGACCTGCATGATGCAGAGAAGCCCATCGCTAACCTGCACTGGCGGCTCATCGCGGTCAACGCCACCAAGGCGGAGGACATCCCGCCAGTAGAAGATCTCTTCGTGTTTCGCCAGCGGCAGCCCGGAGAGCTTCCCCCGGCGGCTGCAGGCGCTGCGATGCTCGCACTCGTGGCGCTCGATCAATGCCCGCCGTTCGCGCTGGCGTTCTACGAATCCCTGGCCACTGCGGGAGGGGACCAACCGGCCCCGCAGCGCCTGGCGCTCATCGCCGAGGACGCCATCCTGCTGGCCCCCACGCCTTCCCCTGGTGGGTGGAGCGGGTTCCTGATTGCGGATTGCTCGGCAGCGGGCCAGGTTCGGGCGTTTCATCTCCCTGGGGAGGAGGAGTCGATCGCGCGGCTTCTCGTGCCGCCTCCCGCCGACGGATCAGTGGCAGGAGTGTGGGCGGCGGAACGCTCCACGCTTCCCAACGGCTGATCTCGTCGTAAACGTGCTTGACTGCAGCTTCGGCGGCCATGACGGTGGCGTAGTACCCGAGGCTCCAGCGCCGGCCGCGGTACCAAACCCTTGCCTGATACGGCCGAGAAGACGCCAACGGGTGAAACGTAACCCCTCGCGGGTAGCAGCTCACAGGATCGGGACGCGGTGGGGGTTGCCACAGGTTTCCGATTAAGCCGCTAGGGCGGCTTGCCTGCGTGCGGACTGCTGAAGATGAAGCGTTCACCAACCCAATGAACCAACAAGTTTTCGAGCAGGCACTCGGCATCGAGTTGTACGTGCAACCGGTAGAGCTGGGGTTCGTTGATTTTGATTTGATTGTCCCTAATTCCGGCTTTGGCCCTGGGAAGTTTATGGACAACACCACGATCACGCCGGAAACTAACCGCGTGCTAATGACGGGTTCCGGTGCTAATTTTAGCATTTTATCGGTTGCCCCTAAAACTGTCACAAAGGCCGCCGTTGCATCCGGCACGGCAACACTGACGTTCGGCGCCGCCCATGGCATCACGGTTGGCAGTACAATTATCGTGCATGGACTTCCCGCGCCGTTCGCTGGCCTCAATGCCACGGTGGTCGTTACCGCTGTGACCACTTCATCGCCGTTCACTCTTTCCTACGCCACCACAGCGGCCACTGCCGCCGAAGCAACAGTGACGGGCGGTACCGCTATGCCTACTACCGCTACTACCGCCAACACTCTCAAGCTTGATGGTACCGATCCACCGTTTCGCCTGCAGGGCCTCAACAACTGCTCTGAGCAGCAGGGCGGCAACCAAGAGAGCACCGTTACCTACGACTCCTCTAATCGCGGCTTTGCGCAAGGGTTGACCGTATCGAAATCGGTGACGTGGTCAGTCGGTGGCATGGTGAGCTACAGGAGCCCTGCTTACTGGCTGATTTACTTCCACTGCCTTAGCCTTGCGGATCAGCGGCCGTTTATGCTTAAGTACCTGCGAATCGATAAAAATGGTATCGCAAAATACGGCTATGGCAGCATACCCGAGTGGAATGAACCGGCGGAAGCGGCAACGCTCGTGAAGATCAACAACAACCTCGTCGGCTACGGCCCCATGGCAGTAGATAAGCCCTACTGAGCCTGCTCGCTCATCATTGCCCCAGCCGTTTCCGCGGTCGGGGCTTTTTGCTGCCAGCGCGGTGGCAGGTTCTGCCGCATCGCCCAAGCGGTGGCAGCACGCTGCACCTGCCAGGACTGCAGAAGCATCCTGCACAACTTCCGCAGCGCCGCCGGGTCTGTGGTGTTGTCGATTGCCCGGTTCATCCGCTCCAACTCGAAGGACTGGGTGGTGGTAAGGGAGATGCTGTCCATCGGCGGGTGGCGGGGTTCCTGCAGGTTTCCCGGAAACCTGGGGTAGTACCGATGCCACCGTGACGCTGCCGACGACTGCTGAGGGGATCTACGACCTCCTGGTGGGCGATACGGCCGTGCTCGCTGCACTGGGCACCTACACCAGCGACACGGGCGCCACGGGCCCCGCCATCGCCGTGCTGGCCGCGAATGAGAAGCTCCCCGAGGGGGTGGCCGTCAGCGGGATTGAACTCAAGATCACCCGCATCCCAGGGTTCGCCCCGCAAGCTCTCATGGATGCCACCGTGACGAATCCGACATGGCGGATCTACGCGATCGGCTGGCAGACGGCTGACGGGCTCCAGGCGATGGCGGAGCGGCTCATGGCGTTGCTGCCAGGCGCCACCGCGGCAGATGTGGCCGGTGACGCCCCTGGCAGCGGGATCGGAGTGCTCGATCAGGTAGTCATCCGCTGGACGAATCCAACAATCGCGGTAACAGCATGAGCAACGGAGACTTCACTTATACAGTTGGTGGCGACTTCTCGCAGATCCTGCGGGGGTTCGCGCAGCTGGAAACAGAGGCGGGAAATGTTGGCAAGTCAATCGGGAATGAGCTTGATAAAGGCGTCCAAGAGGGCGTCGCCAGCTTTGGCAAGCTGCAGCAAGAACTGAAAAGGCTTAAGGCAGAGCAGATCAAGCTGCCGGTCGATTCGTCCGAGTACAGAGAAGTAGAGCAAAGAATCGCGGGAGTTCGCAAGGCCATTGGAGATCTGCGAAGGCAAAAGCTAAAGCTAGATGCAGATCCAGCGATTAGCGATCTCAGGGTACTTGATGCTGCAGTGCAAGGGATCGCCTTTTCGCTCTCCAATGTTGTAGTCGATTCTGCTGCCCGTGCGATGGCGGCGCTTGGTGGGCTCATTGGCGATTACGCGAAGCTTGACACTGAGATCAGGAAAGCAGCCGGTGCGGCAGGGGAAACCGGGGCCTATGAACGGATAGCGGCCACCATCGACAAGGTCGGCATCGATGCCGCCGGGACCACCCTGGAAGTAGCGCAGCTCTACACCGAGCTGGTGCGCGGTGGGATGAGCATCGATCAGGCAAATGCCAGCTTGAGCGCGATCGTGCGGGGCGCGGAAGCTACCGGCACATCGTTTGACACGATGGGCAGAAACGTATCCGCCTCGCTGAAGGGCTTCGGCCTCGAAGCGGAAGACGCAACCCGTGTGGTTGATGCCATGGTGCAGGGCGCTAACGCCAGTGCCAGCAGCGTCGAAGGGATGGGCATGGCGTTCAAATACGCGGCGCCCGTCGCAAGGATCCTGGGGCTTTCGATCGAAGACCTCGGGATTACAGTTGGCCTGCTTACAAATGCAGGGATTGACGCCTCTGAGGCTGGTGTAACCCTGCGCAATGGCCTCTCGAAGCTCGCCAGCGCTGCCCCGCAGACGGGCGCAAACGTGCAGAAGCTCAGCGGACAGGCCGCCGATGCAGCGCGGGCGATGCGAACGCTTGGCGTGGACATCTATAACGCAGATGGCACCTTGAAGCCGATGCAGGAAACCCTGCTGCAGCTCAAGGGTGCGTTTGATAAACTCGCACCAGCCGCAAAAATTCGGCTAGCGGCTAGCCTCTTTGGCGGGGAAGATGACGGGACAAAATGGCTGGCCCTGCTGAATCAGAGCGAAGAAGAGATAAAGAAAATGAGCGCCACGATGGCGAATACCAAAGGCGCCACCGATACGGCTAGGGATGCGATGCAGGGCTTCGAGTTGCTGATGAAGCAGCTCGATGGAACCATCGGCTCGATCAACAACACCCTGGCCGGAACCGCTGCGACGGCCCTACTGCCGCTCATCAACGCAGCCAATGCCGCGGTTGGGGCGATCGCGCTCCTCCCTGGCCCGATCAAGCAAACTGCCGCCGCTGCCATCCTCCTCTCTGGTGGGCTCATCGCGGCCAGGACCTCAGCGCTCCTGTTCCAGCAGGCGATGAATGCGGCAGCAGTCCGGGAGGCGGCGCAGGGGATCCTCCAGCTCGGCGGAGCGCTGCGGGGGCGACTGGCAGCAGACCTCGCGTTCGCAACGGCAGCATGGGGCAGGATGGCCATGGCCGTGGTGGCGTTCGACCGGGCGAGCATCTCCATCCCCAGCGTCGCCATGGCGGTCAAGGCAAGCCTCGTCGGCGCGGCGACCGCTGGCACGACAGCATTCAAGGGGCTTACGGCAACGGTCACATCCGGGGCGTTACTGCAGGGGCTGCAGGCGATCACCTATTCGGCCAGGGCAGCCATCGCGGGATACCTGCCGTTGATTATTGCCTTCGCCAAGTTGTCCGCTGGTGTTGCGGCGCTTGCGGGTGCTTACTTACTCTGGAAGGGCACCATGCAGGGGGCGGATCAGGTATCCGAAGGGCTTGAATCCACGAATAAATCAGTTGATGAATCTATTGCAAAACTTGGCGATAGTTTTGGAGAGCAAACCGTAGCAGTCGTCAAGACGCGCAACGCTTTTCAGGAGCTGTATCGCGCACAGACAGAGGGCAATGCGCTTAATAGGCTGGGCAAAGAGATGGATAGCTTGCAGGCCAAGTTTGATGACACCACAGACAGGGCCGTATTTTTCTACACTCAGCTCAAGGGGTCTGGATCTATCTCAGCTGAGCAGGTTGAGCAGGCGAAGAAAATGGCTTCCGCCCTTGACGTGCAAGCCAAGGCAGCCCGGAATGTGGCCAGCAGCTACCGGGTGCAGGCCGATGCGGAAAGCGCAAAGGGGAACGAAACGCAGGCCCAAGTGCTGCGAATCCGGGCGAATCAGCTGGAGGTTACGGCGCGGGTACAAGGGAACCTCGCGGAGAGCACTAGGACGCTCACGGGCCTCACCAAGGCGCAAACGGAGGCGGTGGTCAATGCTGAAGAGGCTGAGCGGAGACGCCTAGGCACGGCGAAGCTGCAGGTCGCCCAGCAGGAAGTGAGGATCGCCCGGCGACGGGAGGAGGGGCAGATCACGGCGGAGCAGGCGAGAGAGGAAGAACGGTTGCTGGAGCTACGGGCCGCACAGGCGGAGCTTGAAGTGCAGCGCGGCAAGGTGCAGACTGGTGGTGGGGCAGGTGGCCAGGCGGAGCTTAACGCACGGCAGCGCGTCGCGGAGCTGGAAAAGAGGATCGCGGAGCTGAAGGTGCAAGGCACGGAGAATGCGCTGCGGAATTCGCAACGAGAGTATGACATCGCGGTAGAGACGTTAAATATCGCCAGAACACGCCTCGACTTAGAAACACAAGCCTCTGGGCTAATTGCTTCGAGGATTAGGGCGCAGCAGGATTACAATAGTGCCCAGTTAAATTATCAATCGGCTTACAACGACTTAGTACAAAGCGAATTTAACGTAGACTTAGCAAGGCAGAATTACGCGATTCAAGCAGCGGAAGAACAGCTTAGGCTTATGCGCGATCGGGGCGCATCCGTCGGGGCTATCCGCGATCAAGAGCAATTCATCGCATCTCTCCGCGGCGGGAGAGACAACATCGAGAAGAATAAGTTAGCGGCAGAAATTGCCGGAGCCGAGCAACGGTTTGCAATAGAGCAAAGAATGCTACAACTAAAGCAAGCGCAGCAAGTTATAGAGGCTCAAAGCGCAATCAGCGCGGCCAGGCAAAATGTAATTCAGCAAGAAATCCGCCTTTTGGAGCTTAAATCAAAAGCCGCAGACCCTGACCTTGAGCTTGGGCAAAGGGCAGCACTGCAGGAAGCAATCGATCTCCAGCGAGTAGCCATTGGACTATCCCGCGAGCAAGAAGGCGCGGCTAGGGGCAGACTCCAAATGCTGGGATCAATTTTTGACCTGGAAAACCGCACCCTTTCGGCCCAGCAGCAGACTACCGCAAATGGATATCGTGCCGAGGCGGCTGCTCGCGGATGGGAGGGGGCGCTGCAGGGGCCCCTCAAAAACCTGGACGATGCGGCACGAGCAACCGGATTCTTGACAAGTCAATTCCGCGAAGTCGTCACGGGATTTATTCAGGCATCTGGACAGACCGTCTTCATCAGAGACACAGTCGTAGAGATTGGATTAGCGTCAGGGGAAGCCGCTGTAGCAGCTGGTTCCCTCGCCGGCGGATACGCTAACGCCAACGTAGAAGCCAAAGCCCTACTCGATACCCTGCAGAAGCTTGCAGCTACGAAACCCGCACGCTGGGCTGGTGGCCCCGTTGATCCGTCCGTCGCGTACCAGGTCAATGAGCTTGGCCAAGAATCATTCCTCTCCCCTGGTGGGATGCTCAGCCTCATCCATGCCCCTGCACGCGGCACCTGGCGCCCACCAGCGAGGGGTACCGTCCTACCGGCTGGCGTGACGGCTGGCCTCAAGGCGCAGGGTGCCTTTGGCGGGCCCCCCGCGGCGATCAGCGGAGGGGTCAGCGCCGCGGGGGATGCGATTGGAAACCTGGGGCAGGCCGTGCGGGAGCTGCGGGCAGAGGTGCGGGAGTTGCGCATGAAAACCTGGACGACTGAGGTCCGCGTGCCGGGTAGCTCCGCGATCCTCGGCGCGATCGGCGGGCTATCCTGACCCATGCCGGTATCCACCGCCACAATCAGCTACGGCGGGACGACCTTCACGTTCCCCAACCTCACAGAGGCGCCCCTCTCGCTGGAGGTGTCCGACGCCAGCAGGGGCCGGGTTGCTGAATCGCTGCGGGTGGTATCGCTGCTCAAGCCATCGCAGGCGGGGACGCTGCGGACGCTCTGCATGGCGTGGAACGCCGCGAAGCTGCCGGAGGAGGACGCCGTCAAGACAGGAAGCCTTGGCGCCACCGTGTCTGTCACAGCGACGGTTCCGGGCTGGTTTACGTGGTCGGCTCGCCCCTGCTGGATCATCGACGGGCCGTCAAGCACCGCGGCAGGGTCCTACCTGCGGACATCGATCGGCCTGGTGGATGCCGCCGCTCAGCTGGCGATCCGCCTCCGGGAGGCCGAGGAGGGGCTCGAACAGGAGGAGGAACTGAATCTCGGGACGATCACCCTGGGCGGCGCGGTCATCAACCTGACGGAATACCCGGAGGACTTCGGGGACCTGCCGCAGGGGAACCTCAGCTCCGCGGGGGTCCACGTACTCTCCGGCCCGCTGGTGGTGGAGGAGGTGCGAGAGATCAGGGGCTGGGTGACAGCTGCGCATCTCACCAGCCTCAGATCCTGGGTGACGACCTCCGTCGGCAGCACGCCAACGGTCGGGGCCTGGTGGCCGCGGTCATGGGGCAAGCCTGAGGCGTTCCTGCGCACCAACGCTGGGGTTTCGGCCGTCGCCTACCGGGTGCAGCTGACCGTGTTCAAGGTTCGCGGATGAGCATCGACACACGCCACTACGCATGGTGCTCACTCGGGTCCCTGGCTGCCCCACCAGCGGGGGCGACGACCCTGGCGGATGATCACGTTCAGCGGAAGGGGGTGGTCACCACCAAGGGGACGGTTATCCTGCAGGGGATGCACCGGCCGGCGGCGGGGACGCCAGTGGGCCTGGCCTATGGCAACGGGGTGTGGGTTGCGAGGGTTCCCCTGCGGCTGCGGGTGCTGAGTTCGTTCGCTGATCCGCTGCGGGGGATCACGACGGTCAGCGTGGGGTGTCTGTTCGCGTACCACGAGAACCGGAAGCCGCCGGTTGAAAACCCGAAAGAGGCTCAGCAGAACTCAACACTGGGGTCTATCTTCGCGATTGACAGCGGGAGCGGTAACTCGGGGGTTACTCACAACGCTTCTGTTTACGACTCCATTCGGCGGGTTGCAGCGTTACCGATGCGGGCCTCGCTTGTGATCGGGACGATTCTCGACACCTTGGGGCTTACCGCTGCGGGGCCGGTACCGTTTGAGATTTATCGGGTGGTTGATGAATGGGACTTGTCTGCTGGATACGTTGAAGAACTTGATAGGATTGTCTCCTCGGCCGGATATTTCTGCCGGATTAACGATGACGAAAAGGTTGAATTTATCGACAAAGGGCAGGACCTTGGCGCGGGTCCGTTAATCCTCGGGTCGCGCATCATCGACATGCAACCGGTAAACGTAGGCGACCTGCCGGGCGATGCTGTCTATGCAAGGTATTCGGCGACGAAGCTGGTTACCCCAGTCGGCGAAGAAGAGGAAGAGCTAGATGAAGACGAGCGAAAGCGCAGAAACTGGGAATACGAGAGAACTGTCGGCCAAAGGGTTCAGGTTATACATACTTACACAAAACCCAACGGAACCACGGTGAAAGAGCGTGCGACTTTCGTCGATTATTCGTGGTCTGAGACGCGATACGATAGCAAGGACAGGGCGGTATCCAGGATGGAGGTTAAGAGTGGGCCCATGGGGGAAACTCGGGTAAACACAAAAATGTTATACGATCCTGATAGTACATCGCCGCGGGAGCAGTGGACATGGGAATACTCCCCAATCGCTGACGTAGCGACATCTTGCGGGTTTGAAGGCAGCCTTCGGGAGCTTCGGGAACTTGGTCGTGACCTGTCCCGAACCGTGTTCGTTTATTACAAAAAAGACGAGGTCACGGGGAACACGCTCACAAAAACCATACAAAAGGTGCGATACATAAATACGCCTTTCGGATCAGACGCTATATCCAGGCTCCGGGAGGAGAACGAGCCAATTCAAGAACTGATAACCGAGGCGTCTAGGCTTGTTTCCTATGGTGGGAGCGTGCTCTTCCCCTC